CATTGGCAATGCTTATACGACTGCAGATAACGCAATTATTGTGCGTTTACTCAACTTGACCGGCGCATCTGTTACTCAGGCCGCCGCCGTTTTGTTGGTAAGCGTGAAGACTTGCGAAGATTCTCCATTTCCTGCGAACGTAGTCTAATCATGGCAAGCACATCCGTTATCCGTACAGCAGGCAAAACTGTTGCTTTTTCGGTAACGGCTTCGTCTACGTCAGCTACCCTCATTGATGACAACACAAACGACCAGGTCAATTACGCAAGTTTTTTGAACACCGGCTCGGTTGCGGTTGCTGTTAAATGGGGCGACGCTAACGTGGGCGCTGCTGTCTTCCCTGTAAGCGGGACTTCAACCGGCGATTACGTTTTGCCCGCAGGCATGACGTCGCCGATTGTTCTCGCCGTTCCTACCGCACCTTTTTATGTCCGCATAATTGGCGCGGCTGCTGGCCCATCTTTGGTATACGTCACCGCTGTGGCAGACCAATCGTAAAAGGCGGGGCTTTGCCCCTTAAAAAATGACCTCTGCCGCACTTACGCAAACAATCAATATCGTGCCCGTGCAGGGCATCTTTAGTGAGACGGGCGTTTGTGTCGGCTTAGTAGGCCCAGGCGGGGAGCTTTTCTCCCCTCCTATTAATTCAGACACAATTGTCGGCAGCACGATTGACTCATCGCCAATTGGCTCAACGACCCCATCAACGGGTGTTTTTACGACAATCTCAAGCACCGGACTTGCGACATTTAACAATTTCGCATCCAATAACGTCAACATCACCGGTGGCTCAATTTCCGGTGTTTCGGTCACGATTAACTCGTTAAATAACACTCCGGTCGGCAATATCACGCCATCCACCGGCGCGTTTACCACGCTAAGTTCAACAAGCCTGACCGTCACAAACACGATTAGCGGCTCGATTAACGGTAATGCGGCCACCGCTACCTATGCGACCACCGCAGGGTCGGCGACTACAGCAGGGTCGGCCACTACCGCTACAACGGCCACAAACCTTGCAGGCGGCGCAGCAGGGTCTATCCCTTACCAAACAAGCGCAGGGGCGACTACGTTCCTTGCAGCGGGAACGGGCGTACTTGTTGGTGGGGTAACGCCTAGCTATTCCACGACCCCGACGCTGACCGGCACAAACATTACCGGCATCCCTAATGGCGGCTTGCTTAACTCAAGCATCACCATCGGCAGCACGTCGATTGCGCTAGGCGCTACGGCATCCACGCTGACCGCGGTCACCCTAGCCAACCCAACCATAAGCAATTACGGCGTATTTACGTCGACCTCCGCGCCAGGCTATGCGGAAGGGCGGCTTTGGTATGACTCCACGCAAAAGGCGCTGTCGTACTTCAACGATGTAACGAACAACACAATCCATGTCGGCCAAGAAACTCAGCTAAAGGTTTACAACAACACCGGCAGCACGATTTCCAAAGGCGCACCGGTCTACATTACGTCAACTTCTAGCGGGTTTACCTACCCTCTAGTTGCCTTGGCACAAGCCAATACGCAAACCACAGGTAACGCCATTGGGTTGGCAAATCAGGACATTCCTAACGCAACAGCCGGTTATGTGGTCATTTCCGGTTTGATTAACGGTTTAAGCATTGGCTCCATGACAGTCGGAGATACGGTTTATGTAAGCCCATACTCTGCCGGTCAGCTAATGAACACATACCCGCCAACAGGGTATCCAGTAAAAATTGGTGTTGTCGCGTATGCCAACAGCCCCAATGGGGCAATTTATGTTAGTCAATCCAATTCGTATGTCTTGGCTGGCAGCGTGGTCGGCACACTTGCAATTGCGAACGGAGGCACAAATGCTACAACAACTCCGACTGCGGGCGCGGTGGCGTACGGTACGGGTACGGCTTATGCGTTTACTGCGGCAGGCACTTCTGGGCAAGTATTAACCTCGGCGGGCTCGGGCACTCCGACCTGGTCAACACCTACGGCTTACGCAACGGTCACCGACGATACGACTACCGCATCGGTTCGTTATCCCCTGTTCGCCAATCAAACAAGCGGGAATATTTCCACTGAATACACCAGTTCCACCAAACTGCAATACACGCCTAGCAGCGGACTATTGGCCGCCACCACGTTTAGCGGCTCGGGCGCAAACCTGACAAACATTCCTAACGCTGCGCTGACCAATTCGTCCATCACCATCGGCTCAACTGCGGTCAGCTTGGGCGGCACGGCCACCACGATTGCGGGATTAACGTCGGTCACTAGCACGACATTTGTCGGTGCGCTTACAGGCAACGCAAGCACGGCTACATCAGCAACTACGGCCACAAACGCTACAAATACGGCCATTACGGATGATGTGTCAACTTCATCGTCGGTTTATCCAACTTGGGTGACAACAACCACAGGCAATTTGCCTCAGAAAACATCGTCCACTAAACTTAGCTTTACACCATCAACCGGCGCATTACGCGCATCGCAATTGGTAATTGCACCATAGGAGTTAAATCATGGGTTCATTAGTCTTTCAAGCAACGCTCGGCGGCCAGGTCAATCTGAATGGCCCTAATACCGCGTCCACATTTGACATTGCTGTGCCCGCCACAACGGGAACAATGGTCACTACCGGCGATTCGGGAACGGTCACCAATACGATGCTTGCAGGGTCAATTGCTAACGCAAAACTGACAAACTCAAGCGTAACTGTTGGCTCAACATCCATCGCGCTAGGCGCAACATCCACCACATTGGATGGCGTAAATATCGGCGCGACAACGGCTGGAACTGGCGCATTCACTACATTGAGCGCATCTAGCACGGTCTCAGGCACAGGCTTTAGCACTTACTTGGCAAGCCCACCAGCCATCGGAGGTACGGCTGCTGCGGCTGGTTCATTTACCACATTAAGCGGCACAACATCTGTCACCACGCCAATTGTTAAAAGTGCTAGTTCGTTGACTTTGCAAAGCAATGGCACAACTACAGCGGTCACCGTAGACACAAGCCAAAACGTAGGGATTGGTAATACTTCGCCAGCCGCAAAATTGCACGTTGGCCCATTAAACGGAACTGGTTCGTTAAACGGCTACACAAAATTGGCGGTTGAGGGGACAGATTATTCTGTCATTACATTGAAGTGTCCAGCGGCTAACACTAATCAGATTATTTTTACTGATACTACAAGTGCAGGTTTGGGGTTTATTAACTACTATAACTCAAGCAATACTACGCCAAACGCGATGACGTTTGGAACCAATAGCACAGAACGGATGCGTATTGGTTCTGATGGAATTATTTATATGGGCTGCACAGCCCTTGTTTCAGATAGGCCAAATGCGGCTGGTGGAACAATTAAACAAGTTAATGGAAACACTAAAGTTCGCGTTGATGCTGATGGAAGTGCTGCATTTCAATTTTATAGTCCAACAGGAGGCACAAGTCCAGTAGGCAGTATTGCTGTAAATTCGTCTACAACTTCTTATAACATTACATCAGACTATCGACTCAAAAAAGATGTTGAGCCAATGACAGGTGCATTGGCCAAAATTGCATTGTTAAAACCGGTTATTTACAAATGGAAATCTACGGGAGAGGCTGGCCAGGGTTTTATTGCCCATGAGCTTCAAGAAGTGGCTCCTGATTGCGTTACTGGCGAAAAAAATGCTGTAGCAACTTACATTGATGAAGATGGCAACGAGGCGACACGCCCTGTATATCAAGGCATCGATACTAGCTTTTTGATTGCAACCTTGACCGCAGCCATCCAAGAACTTACCGCCCGCGTTGCTGCGCTGGAGGCTAAATAATGGCAAATTTCACATGGAAAATTCCTGAGATTTCCGCTACAGACGGGTTGATTACTCATGCGAAATACCATGTGACAGCCCAAGTAGACAATGAATCGGTAGAGACTGAGGGCAACTGGTACTTTAATGAGCCAACCCTAAAAACGCCGTTTGCCGATGTGACTGAGGACATGGTTGCAGGCTGGATTGAAGCAGAGTCTTACAAAGACGGGATAAATGTTATAAAATCAGGGCTAGAGGAACAACTGGCGCGTAAGTCGAATTCTGTTGTGCCTCCTTGGAAACCGCAAGTGTTTACCCTGGAGCAGACATGACAGCCCCGATTGACATCATTTCTCGCGCACTCAAGGACATTGGCGCTTTAGAAGCCGGTGAAACACCCACGCCCGAAGCGGCGCAAGATGCGTTTGAAATGCTCAACGACCTTATCGACCAATGGTCGAATGAGGACATGATGACTTTCTATAAGACAGAAATCATCTTTCCTGTTGTCAACGGGCAAACGCAATACACCATTGGACCAGGCGGTCAGGTTGGCGCAGTCTTTACCGGCTCAATCACCGGCACAACCCTTACGGTTACGGCCATTACATCAGGCGCAATCGCCATAGGGCAAACCCTAAGCGGCACAGGAATCACCGACGGGACTAAGATTTTGTCGTTCCAAAGCGGCGCGGGCGGCAATGTCAACGAGGCGGGAACATACACCGTCAATTTTTCGCAAAACGTATCATCCACCACGATAAACGCCTATTACCAGCGTCCTTTGGTCATCAATTCCGCATTTGTGCGGATTAACACTTATTCAAACGGCCAACCAATCACCAATGGCGGGCTTGACTATCCCGTTTCGGTGCTGAACGTCGAAGAATACGAAATGATTGGCTTGAAGACGTTAAACGGCCCTTGGCCCAAGGCGCTTTACTACCAACCAACCGAAACGCTAGGCAATTTGTTCTTATGGCCAAACCCAGCCCAAGGCGAGATGCACATCTTTGCCGATACGATTTTCAGCAACTACACCGGCTTGTACGACAATATTTTGCTTCCGCAAGGCTA